CTTGTTAAGATTTTCAGCAATCAACGCCTCTCTCTCCATTACTTTTTCAGGTTTAAGTCTTGTAAGACGACCTTCAGCCCCTGTTAATTCTTCGATTAATTTTGTTTTTTCATCTTTGGCTTCAGTTGCTAAAGATTGATAATCCATTGTTAATTCAGAATCAGGTGTTTTAATGTTACCACTAAACTTACCACGAACTCTAGATAAGGTTTCTTTGGCGTAAGCAAAGAACCAACGACGAACCCAAATTTGTGCCGGGTTATTTAAATCAACCCAATCAATTTTATTAAATGGTACATCAGAAGGTAATTTAATAATATCAGGATTATCCTTTAAACATTTATCTCTATCAGGGCCACCAGCATCATAATACCAATACCATACTTTACCTCTCATTAATGTAGAGTTACCAAAGTCAAATTTACCACCTGGTGTATTCATTAAGTGAACCGCCTTTTTACCTTCAGGTAAAGCGGTAACTCTATAAGTTAATTCACCGGCAATAATTCTTCTTTGAATATTAATTTCCTGCATTCTTAATAACATATCAAATGCGGGCATCATAAAATATGAACCTGACATACCCATTTGTGCGAATCCACCAGGTCCACCAAAACCACCACCACCTAAACCTCCGAAAGTCCAAGGGTCAAATAATAAGTTATTTAATTCTGATGGTGTAAACCACAACAATTCGTTTAATTCGCGACCTGCGGGTATTTCATATATTTGTTGGTTTGGTACAAGTTGTATATAATCTTTTTGTAAAACCCAATCACCACCGGACTGAAGACCAACTATTTTAGAATATGCGTAAGTGTATCTTTCCTCAAAACTTTGACTTTTAGTAATAAATGCTTTCGACAAAGATTGGGTATCTAAATTTAAATTATACAATGAAGTCCATTGGCTTTCAATCAACCAATCTTGGATGTATTGTGAATAATCGTCAATAGATAGTTGTAAAAGTGAGTCGAGTTGCTCGTCCTCTAATTCAACACTACGTAATGGAGCTCCTAACAAGTGTTTCAATCTTGTGTATAACTCACTTCTTTCTGGTTCTGCGATTACGGCCATATTGATGTTTTATATATAAATATCAAGCCATAGTATAAATTAAATTGTTCTTATCAAATGTATAATTACCGTCAACAATTTTTGTGTCCGAGTTATCAAATACTAAAATACCATCAGGACCACCCTCAAAAATAATCCAATCAGTTGAATAAACTTTTACTTGTCCTGTATCTAATATTGATACCAAATTTTCATCAATGACTTTAACGGTTTTGTATGGTTTTATTTGGGCGGTATATTCTTCATCATTAATAATAATGATACAATCAACACCCATTATCATGTCAGATTTGGCACCTAACTCACCAATCTTTTTAACATTTTTGTCTCCGAATTTTTCCTTGAGTTTTTTAACTACTAAATCTTCTCTGGCGTCACCTGCTTTGTTAGTCGAACCTAATATGGCCATGACATTTTGAAATGTACCTGACTTTGATGAAAAAATTCTGTCTTTATATTCATCGAGTATTCTAACAAATTTTTTGGTCTCACTAACTTGTTGAGCCGGTGGTAATCCAATTAATTGTAATTCAGGTCTTCTTTCATATCTTAACACTGAATTCAAGTCGTGATATAAAACACAGAACGCATTATAGTTGGTATTCAGTTTATTAATTACCGAACGACCTCTGTTTTCTAAATCAAAAATACCCGACATAGAACCTTCAGCGTATTCCCCATTCTCATACCAGTTATCAGGAAACACGGATTTTAAAATTGATTCGATACCATAACGAAACGTGTTCTTAACTGCGGGATTGATATTAAAAATCATTCTTATCTCCTCAACTTTTTCTCTCGAACATCTTTCTGACTTACCTTCGGTGATAAGTTTTTTCATAACGGCGCTCTCGTTTATTTTTGTTTTGAGTTTCATTTCGTATAGTTTATTAACAAATTCCCAATTCACAACTTTCCAAAAGTTTGAAATGTATTCGTCTCGTTTGTTTCTGTATTTCAAATAATATGCGTGTTCCCAAAGGTCTAATCCAAGTATCGGATATCCACCACCTTTAACTACATTCATTAATGGGTTATCTTGGTTTGGGGTTGTTAAAATCTTTAACGTGTTTCTTTTTGTAAGAACCAACCAAACCCAACCTGACCCAAAACGTTCTTTTGCTTTTTCCTCAAATTGTTTTTTGAATTCAACATAACTACCAAAATCACTTTTTATTTTATCTAAAATCTTACCATTAGCTTTTTGTGTTTTTGGTGATAACATTTTCCAAAACAAAGCGTGGTTAAATGCTCCACCGGCATTGTCTCTGACTGTTTTATTGAATCGACTAATTGATTTAACAATTTGTTCTAATTCTAAATCTCCGTAATCTTTTTTGGATAAAGCTTTGTTTAACTTTTCAACGTAACCTTTGTAGTGTTTGTTGTAATGTACATCCATCGTTTCAGAATCGATGAATGATTTTAAGGATGAATAGGCGTAAGGTAATTTTTCAATACCTATGTTTTTCATTTCGGTGAGTAAAGTTTGACTCGACTCGACCTTTTCTTCTTTCAAAATTGATTTGGTTAAGGTGTCTATTTTTTTTTCTATGTTCTTCATTTGAAGCTTATTTTTCTATAAATAAGCCGAAGGTTAGAATTGTCTTACAGAATTTATCTTATTCATTATTTCCTCAACTATGTCACCGGAATTTATATTATCACCCATCACGGTTTCAATATTTTTCTTCTTGTTATTAACCATATCGTAGATTATTCCTTCGATTGTATTTTCAAATATCGGATAATAAACGGAAACTGAATTTTTTTGACCGTATCTATAAGCTCTATCTTCAGCTTGTGATAAATCACCTGGCACGAATGCCAAGTCGTTTATGATTACCGCTTCTGCGGCGGTTAAGGTGATACCAACACCAGCGGCTTTTAAGTTACCAACAAATACTTTTATCTTTTCGTTGTCTTGAAATTGGTCAACTGCGTATTGTCTTTGAACATTACTACAACTACCATCTAAAAATACAGCTTGTTTTCCGAAGTGACTGCGAATTTTATCTAATGTATCTGTAAAGTTTGTGAATATAATGACTTTTTTTCCTTGTTCTAAAATGTTTTCAGCAATCTCGATTGTGTTATTAGCCTTTTCATCGGCAATGACCTGTCTAACTTTCATCAACTTACTAAATTGTACGGTCAATGACCCCGATTCTTCTTTTCTGTTATCGTACCAATCATAATATTCACCCATCAATGCTTCGTATTGTTTTGACCTAACACGAAGATAAACTGGTGTAATAATCTTATCAGGTAAATCCAACACCTCTGTCTTCAATCTACGTAAAACTTGTCTTGATGTTCTATCTCTCAACTCCTCCAAGTTTGACGCTCCTGTCACATTCCAAACCTTTCTATTACCCGCTCTGAATTGATACCCCTGACAATATCTAATAGCAAATGCCATCCAATTTTGAGCAACAGGACTATCAATAAGATGTAATAGATTAAAATAATTCATTGGTCTTGATGTCATCGGAGTACCAGTCAATAACCACAACTTATCAACATTCTTACAGATGTGATTAACAATCTTTGTTCTTTGTGCTTGAGCATTCTGAACATAGTGAGCCTCATCCAAAATTATCAAATCAAAATTTGATTGTTTGATTAATGAAGTTTCTTTATCCTTTGGGTCATGAAAGTTTTTTAATATATCATAGTTCACAATAACAAAATCATGCTCGGTTGAATATGATTTACCTTCAGAAATAAACACACTTCGGTCTGTGTAATTCTGAATCTCACGAAGCCAATTGACCTTTAACGTTGCCGGACATACAATTAAAATCTTTTTAGCTCCCGTTTCTAAAGCCGCAATAATTGTTGATGTTGTTTTACCCAAACCCATATCATCGGCAAGAATAAATCTTTTACTACCTGCCAATTTTTCTATCGCTTCTTTTTGATGTTCGAGTGGGGGACGATGAGAATACTTTGAATAATCGATGTCAACTTTTTCCATTCTGTGTGACTTAATCAACGCTCCTTTCGGTAACCAAAAATCGTGAATTGTCTCACCCGAAAAAAACTTACCCCAAACATGATAAGCTTTCTCCTTCTCAACCAACAATTTTTCTATCCAACATTCTGTGGGTATCTCTGTATATAATTTTTCATCAGCAATTTTCTTTGCGAAGTATGGGTCCAAATCAACCCATTTTTTGGCAACCTTTGGTGATGTTTCGTGAAAGGTTGTGATATATTCAGATTGAGCTCGGGTGGGGTAGAACTTCTTATTATGTTCTTTATTATATTTTAATTTCAGGATATAGTTGTTTGCCCCCGAATAATTTTCGAGAATGCCCAAAGCTCGTTGCTCAATTAAATTTGTCGAGGTTGAATTCAACACATTATAAAAATAATAAACAATTCGATATTTATCAATATGGGACAACCAAGAATACCAATATCAAGGATAGGGAAGTTTTTTGGAGTCGAGGATTTCGACTTGGATATCTCTATGGGTGAGGAATGGTTACACGGTGATATGAACTTTACATTGGTTCTGTATCGCGTTGATAAACAAAAAACCAAAACAGATGATGTGTATGGAGAAGCTCTGACTGATGGGATTAAATTTTTACCTCCAGTTGAATTCAAGGCTTATGTACAGATAATGGCACCTGAGAATAAATATTTGGGGAATTCTAAAATAGGGCAAACAGAACCTGGTAATATTAGAATTTCTGTATACCAAAAACATTTAGAAGAGTTGGGGATTGAGATTAATTTAGGTGACTATATAGGTTATTATGAGACTGAAAATAGAGTGAGATACTATACGGTTAATAATGATGGTCGTGTTGTGTCCGATAACAAACACAGTTACGCCGGATATTTACCTTTTTATAGTACAATAATTGCATCACCTGTGACGGATAACGAATTTAGAGGATTATGAAAATTAAATTAACCGAAGAACAAATTAAAAGAATTTTGGAATTTGTTGATTCTGAAAAAGTAGTTTGTGACCGATGTGAATGGTCATGGAAGTTATCCGAAGGTGGAGATGACCCATATATATGTCATAAATGTTGGCACGATAACGAAGAATAATGGCGTTACCAAAAAAGATAAAAAAATTTTTACCTCTAACGGAGTCAAAAACCTTACTACCAAGAAGGAGGGAACTTGTTGATAAAATCAATAAGGATGGTACGTATTTACCAAAATCTTTATTACACTCCGATTTAGATAAAGGGTTTTTGGATTTTGTTAAAACAGAATTAGAGACAGTTGTTGAGGGTAAAGTAGTTCCAATGGTTGATATCCTTATAACTACTCAAAATTGGGCTCAGTTTACAGAAACATGGAATTTCCAAAATTTAGATAACAATGTGGAACCCCCATTTATTACCGTAGTTAGAGTACCCGAAGTTAAGTTCGGAACCAATCCTGCGTTAATGTATAACATACCAAATAGAAAACTTTATTTCTACGCTCAAGTACCGACTTGGGATGGTCAAAGAAAAGGATATGATATCTATAGAATACCGCAACCAGTACCCGTTGATATATCTTACACAGTTAAGATTATCTGCAATAGAATGAGAGAACTAAACAAATTCAATAAGATAGTTATTGAAAAGTTCGCCTCAAGACAATCCTATGCGAATATCAAAGGTCACTATATTCCTATTGTAATGGGTGATATATCTGATGAATCAGTTCTAGATATTGAGAAAAGAAAATATTATATTCAGAGTTATTCGTTTACCATGCTTGGTTTCTTAATTGATGAGGATGAATTTGAGGTTTCACCGGTAATTAATAGATTATTACAGATTGTGGAAGTAGATGAGAAAGTTGTTAGAAGACAAGTTAAAAATGAAGTGGATAAGGAGCCAAAGATTAATGCAATATTTGTAGCAGGCAATGATGAATTAAACGAACGTTTTGATTATACCACGGATTTAATTTTAGAAAAAACAAAAAACGTTTCCGATTTTGAGGTATACATCAACGGAGCATTTTTCGGTAATAATCCTAACAAAATACAGATTAATACAGGGGATACCCTAAGAATGGTTGTTACAAAAAACAATATAGGTGAGGAATCAAAAATTACATTCATGTCTATCGTTATCTAATCTTCCCCGTAGATATCTTTTTTTTCCTTACATTTTTCAATTATAAGTTTTTCTAAAAACCTATACATCTTAATCCCATTCTTATCACAATATCTTTTCAAGATATCATGGACTTCTTTGGATATCTTCAAATTCTTTATCTCTCGACCGTTCTGTGACATAGTAGAAAAAAGGCAGAAAATTGTCTGCCCAATTTATAAATAGTTATCTACAAGTCAAGAATTTTGGTTTTTTCTCGAATATTTATCAATAAAATAAAAATAAAGAAACTCAAAACTAATGGCAAGCAACAGTAAAGTATTTGTATCACCTGGAGTTTATACTTCAGAGGTTGATTTAAGTTTTGTGGCTCAAAGTGTCGGGGTAACAACACTTGGTATCGTAGGTGAGACGTTGAGAGGTCCTGCTTTCGAACCAATTTTTATCAGAAACTTTGATGAATTCACAACTTATTTTGGTGGAACCTCACCTGAAAAATTCATAAATACACAAATTCCTAAGTACGAGGCGGCATATATTGCGAAGGCTTATTTACAACAGTCCAATCAATTGTTTGTAACCAGAGTATTAGGTTTGTCAGGATATGACGCAGGACCTTCTTGGTCTATAACAACTAAAGCAAATGTTGACGGGTCAACCGTAGATTTTTATTGTAATTCAGCTTCAACCGTTGACTGTACAGTTCAGTGTATCGACTATGAAGTAATCGATTTTTCAATAGACTTTGTTGGTTGTTCTAATAACATATCTTCTGTTAGTTTTACTACGGCTCAAATCCCGACGGTAATTTCTAATAAATTGAATTCGTCATTTGAATTATTCAACGGAAGTACATCTACATTACAGAATCAACTTAATAACCAAGTTTATAATGCGATTCTTAAAACAGGTACAACAACAGGTTCTTCAATTTACTATTATGGGGTAATTTCAGGAGCGTCTTATAGTGCATTGTCTCCAACTTATACCGCAGAAACTAATGTTTTTGGCGTAGATTCTGTTGATTCCACAGGATATGATTATTCGGACTCTAACAATGACCCTTGGTATTACGCGTTGTTTGATAATAACTCTCACGAAGTTGGTGGGTATTCGGGTTATTCATTCTATTCTCGTATAAGTAACTTTACTGAAACTTCATCTTTAAGTAACTGTGCATCTTTTTATACATTTGAATTAGACGGTAACGCAGGAGTTATAAACTACAATACTAATACTATTTCAGTATGTGTGGCGGCTTTAGGCACCCTTAATGTAGTTTATACAAGTTGTACAGATGACGATAATATCACATTAAACGGTGGAATAGTTTATGGTAATGGAGGTTCGTCAATAGATATTTCTAGTGGTTCAGTTACTTTACAAGTTGTTTCTGAAGATGGTAGTGTAATACAAAATTGGACTATTGTTGCAACAGTTAACGACCCATGTAATCCTTGTACCGCAACTGGAGGAGGTACTCAAAATATTGGTACAATAAATAGATGTTATTCAGGTACGTTAACAGGTCAAATTTTTGTATACACAGGTACCCCATATTTAGAATATGATGATTTAGTTGTTGCAACTTTACGTTCTAGAGGTCTTGCAACTTATGGTAATGACAACGGAGCGGTATATGAGATTACCGGATTAACCGACGTGTCAATGGTAACTACTGGACAATATTCAGGAGTAACTAAAAACCCATATTCAACTTTCGGATTAAATGTTACCAACAATGATGGTACAACATTGTTCTTCCAAACTTCATTTACAAATGCGGATACTCAGTACCTATCAAAGGTATTTGGTTCTTCTAATTTTGCAAAACCAAGACAAACAGTACCTTTGTTTGTTGAGGAGCGTTATCAAAATCTTTTAACTTACGCTTATAGAAAAGGTTATATCAGAGGATTAAATACTTCATTAACTGCTTTAGATAGTGCTAGAAGTGAAGATGTGACATCGATTGGATTTTATTTAGAACAATATCAATCATCGGTATCTCCTTGGGTTGTATCTGAGTTACGTGGTTCTAAAGTTTACAATCTATTTAGATTCCACACGATTGCTGATGGTGAGGATTCTAGTTTACAAGTTAAAATTTCCTTAATTAATATGTCATTCGCTAATCAAACTTTTGATATTTTAGTTAGAGATTACTTTGACTCTGATAACGCACCTGTAGTGTTGGAAAAATTCACAAATTGTAGTATGGACCCTAATGAAAACGGTTTTATTGCTACAAAGATAGGTACTTCAGATGGGGAGTATCAGTTGAATTCTAAGTACATTATGATTGAAATGAATGAGGACGCTCCGACTGACGCACTACCTTGCGGATTCCAAGGATATAATATTAGACAGTACGCTGGAGTTGTACCACCATTCCCAATCTATAAAACCAAGTACGATTTCCCAGGTGAAGTTATTTACAACCCACCATTTGGTACTTCAGCAGGCGCTGACGATGCAATAACAAGTGCGGGTGATAACATTAGACGTACTTATTTGGGAGTATCTGATACTGTAGGATATGATGTTGATTTCTTCTTATATAAAGGAAAAAGATTACCTAATAACTTATGTGTTGACCCAACAGGTGAAGAATGGGGTTATAGAACAAAAGGATTCCACATGGACGTAAATGCGACTGGTATCACTATCGCAAATGCTTACACAACAAGTGGTACTTCGGCATTCTTCTGTGGTTCAGCACCATTTATTACTGACCCTGAAGATTCAAACAGTCCTTACTACAGACTATATGGTCGTAAGTTTACTGTAGCGGTACAAGGTGGATTTGACGGTTGGGATATATACACTGAACGTCGTACAAATTCAGATAGATTTGTACTTGGTAAATCAGGTTACCTGAAAGGTGCATGTGAATCAATCCTTTATCCTAATGCAACTGGATGGGGAGCGTTTAAGAAAATAACCGTTAATAAAAACTCTGTGGATTTTGCAAATACAGACTACTACGCATATTTGTTAGGTCAACAAACATTTGCTAATCCTGAG